CGGGCATGAGCCATCATGTTCCGAGGGCTAAACCGCTACCAATATGTTGAAGCTGTAGCAGAATACCATCAAGTGGCAAATCCGCTCATTGCCCCTATTAAGGGTGTTAATATGCGCCTTCCCCGATCAGTTCAAACTAGTTTAGAGAAGGCACAGCAATGTGGACCTCTTTTGAGGCACTTACACCCTGTCGTACCGGACAATGGATGGCACAACACGGTCGCTGCCTTTAGAAAGCGATGCAATTATTTTAGTGCCAAGCGGGCGTCACCCGCTATTGTGAAAGCATCGATGGATCTGGTCGATATTTTATGTCCAACGCCCTTAGTGCCGTTTGAATGGACCGACAGTCTTTATAAATCTTGGTTATCTAAATTCGGGACCGAAAAGAGAACCAGGATGGATAAAGCCTTGGAGAGCTTAGTAAATTGTAACATTCGCGACTATACCGGTAAGGATATATTCGTGAAAGTTGAAGCACTCCTTGTTGGGCACAAGCCAAATTGGGCACCACGTGTGATATTCAAAGGATCTGACGTCTACAATGCCATTTCTGGGCCCATTTTTAATGAGCTCATGAGACGTCTGGATCATTGCTTTGAACGCATGGATGGCCCATATAAATACCATTGTGCATATCGTAAAGTTCCTGATCAATATGTAAGTTACGTTGATGTTACAGGAGCAAAAGATGAATATTGGCTCGAAGCTGATTTTTCCAGCAATGACAAGTTTCAATGCAGTGACGTGCAACTGCTTGAGGTTGCCCTAATGCGTGTTTTGGGTTGCCCAGAATGGTTTGTTAGGCTTCACATGAGGTCTAACAGCTTTTCTGTCAGCAGTCCGAAACATGGTATCAAGGCGAATCTTAAGTATCAACTTCCAACAGGTGCAACTGACACTACGTTCAGGAACACTTTTTGGAATGCATGTATCTTGCATAGTTTTTGTTGTCGCACCAAGATTACCAGTTGCGATGCCATACTTTTAGGTGATGACATGTTAGCCAGAATCAGAGGCAGTGTGCCGTACAGCGCTAAAGTTTATACTTCCATTGCGAGTGAAGCTCAAATGGAAGCCAAGGTTGTACGACACGCTTGCTTATGGACGGCCACGTTCCTTAGTCGTTTTTTTGTTCCCCATTGCGATAGTAAACACCTCACGGTTCCCATTTTGGGTAAAGCTATCGGAAGGTTCAATATGCGTGCTAATAAGAATCAGGCTGTTAGCGATAGCTTGTATATGGCTTGCAAGTCAGTTGGTTATGCCTACGAGTTCCGTTATTTGCCGGCCGTTAGGGACATATTTTTAGAAAGATTCAAGCATGAATTTCCTCTTGCCGTTGCCAAGAATCTCAAGGGGGATTATGATGTTGAAGTTTCCTGGAATTCAAAGCAGGCGGGGTTAACATTGAGAAACATTACTTCAAAGATTGCGGTCAGCGAAGTTTTGTCTCTTTATGATTTCAACGCGTTTTGTATAGAAAGGTATTCTTCGACTGCCGAAGATGTTTTGGATCTTTTTAGAGATGTTGTCCTTAGCACTCAGCTAATTGACTTGGAAGGGGTTATAGTTCAGAAATTGGCTAAAGATTTTCTTTAGTTGGTTGCCATGTTGCCTGGATGGCAGTAGGGCAATCGTGTTTTCGAACCGTAATCCCAACCAATGGTTTCACGACCAAAAATGGGG